GCGATCACCGCCAACACGGCGGCGCTGGGGACGCTAGTGGCGTCGCTAGGCGCGACCAGCGCGGCGGGTGGTGCCACGGCACTGGCCGGCGGGGGCGCCGCGGCCGGGGCAGCGGCGGGCGGGGGAGGGCTGTTTGGCTGGCTCGGCGGCCTGTTCGCCTTTGCCGGGGGCGGCATCGTGCCATCGGCGGCAGGCGGCTGGGCCTTGCCGAACTTCGCCGGTGCGACGCCGGCGCTGTTGCATTCGCGCGAGATGGTGCTGCCGGCGCCGATCAGCGAGGGCCTCCAGGGGATGATCGCGCAGGGTGGGAGAGGCGGCGATATGCATCTACATTTTCACGGACCGTCGGACGGGCCGTCCGTCGAGCGCTGGTTCAGCGGACTGATGGCGCGCAGCCCCGGCACCGTGCGCAACATGCTGCGCTCCAACGCGCTGACGCCGCGCGGCCTGTGACGACCGCGAGATGACCGCGATTTTTCCACAACTCCCCGGTCTCGGCTGGTCGGTGCACAAGGCGCCGCGATTTACGACACGGGTGCAGCGTGCCGTCAGCGGACGCGAATTGCGTGTGCTTGACCAGCCCTACCCGCTGTGGACCTGGACGCTGACTTACGGGTTATTGCGCGATCGTTGGGACACGCGCGGGGCCGGCGGGCTTGGCGCGGGGTTTGATGAACTGCGCACGCTCGCCGGGTTCTTTCTGGCGCAGCAAGGGCAATTCCAGCCCTTCCTGTTCGACGATCCGACGGACGACACGATTACTGGTCAGGTTCTCGGCACCGGTGACGCCAGTACCGCCGCCTTCCAATTGGTGCGCGACATGGGTGGTTTCGCGGAGCCGATGACCGCGCCCAATACGGTGAGCGCGGTTTATCTCGATGGCATCGTGCAAGCGCCTGCCACCTATGCGGTCGACGGGGAGAGCGGCGTGGTGACATTCACGACCCCGCCGCCGCAAAGGCAGGTGATCGCCGCCGATTTCACCTATTGGTTCCGGGTACGTTTTGCCGAGGACACGGCGGAGTTCGAGAACTTCATGTACCAGCTGTGGCAGTTGAAGCAGGTCAAATTGCAATCGGTGCTGCCGTGAGACCCTGTTCCGCGGCGCTTGCCGCTTATCTCGCGGCCAATAACACGGCAGTGATCGCCGACCTCTACACCTTCGCCCTGGCGAGCGGTGAGGTGTTACGGTACTCGGGCTGGGGTACCGCTCTCGCGGTGCCCGGCACCGCGTTTATTGCCGGCAGCCTCAACGAGGGCGCCGGCGACGCGGTGGCGTTTCCTCTGGGGCCGCGCTTCGGCCGCTCCAAGGTGACGACAAAGATCGGCGTCGAGGCGACGGAACTCGACATCCAGATCTTCGCGGGTGACACTGACCAGGTCGGTACTTTTGGTTTCGCCGACGCGGTGCGGCTCGGGTTGTTCGACGGGGCCTCGCTGGAGCTTGACCGGTTGTTCGCGCCGCCGCCCGTGAATGGCGGCGCGCTTGACCCGAACCTCGGCGCAATCGTGTGGTTTTACGGGCGCGTCGCGGAGTGCGACATCGGACGCAGCAGTATCACGATGAAGGTGAAGTCGCTGATGAACCTGCTGGCGATCCAGCAGATGCCGCGGCGCCTATATGGTGCGAGCTGCACCCACATTTTCGGTGATACCATGTGCGGCTATGACCGGGTGAATGGCCGCAATGCGGCCGGCGCGGGGACCGGCATCGGCTCTGTCGCTGCGACAGCCCAGGCAGGATCGACGCAGGCGCAGATCGCGACAGGGTTCACGCCCAGCCCCGTGAGCGCGTACGACCAGGGGACGATCATCGCACTGAGTGGCGCCAATGCCGGCGCTTCGCGCACGATTGCGCAGCTGGTGGACGGCGTCGCGCAATTGTTGAAGCCGTTTCTGTCACCGGTGGCGCTCGCTGACACTTTTCAGTTGTTGCCGGGCTGCGACCATACTGTTGCGACGTGCAATGCCGCACTGAACAATCTGCTGCGTTATGGCGGTTTTCCCTACATTCCTCCGCCGGAGGCCGCGGCATGAACGCCGATCAGCGGGCGGCTGTTGTCGCCGAAGCCGAAGATTGGATCGGTACCCCGTTTCATCATGCCGCCCGGGTCAAGGGCGCGGGTATCGATTGCCTGATGCTGTTGGCGGAAGTGTATGAGCGGGCCGGTGTCATACCGCATGTCGAGCCGCCGTTCTATGTGCCGGACTGGCATCTGCACCGTGACGCGGAACACTATCTCGAAGGCTTGATGCGGTATGCGCGGCCGATTGAAGGGCCCCCGCTGCCGGGTGACATCGCCTTGTTCCGCTTTGGCCGCACCTTCTCGCACGGCGCGATCATCGGCGGATGGCCGCGCCTGGTGCACGCTTACTGGAGTGTCGGTGTCGTGCGCGGCGACGCTACCCTGTATCCCCTGAAGGACCGAGCGGTCCGCTACTTCACGGCGGTTTAGAACGGTATCCGGCCGATCCCGATCACCCCGACCCCGCTGCACCGGGGATGCAAGTCAAGTTGTGCGGTAAAGGCGATTTGATCGCTGATCGGGAAACCGAAGTTACTGCTTTCGACGAGGCTGTAGATGACATACGAGGCGGCCGGCAAGGGCGGCGGTCCGACGCCGTTCGTGAATGCCTTTTCCAACCCCACGGTAGGATCGCTGCGCTACAACACCAGCCAGGCCGGCAGCCCGGTGGCGTTGTGTTACGGGACGCAGCGCGTGTCGGTCAATTTGATCGAGTTCTGGAACTTTACCGGATCGAGCGGCGGCAAGGGCGGCAAGGGGCTGGGCAGTTCGGGCGGCAAGAAGGGCGCGAACCAGAATTACGCGGTCGATGTCGCATTCGGGCTGTGCCAAGGGCCTGTCGCTTTTACCGGCTCGGCACACGGCATCGGCGGCAACAACCTGATCTGGGCCAATAGCGGCCTGGCCGCGGGGCTCGGCAATGTCGGGCTAAACGGCTACGCCGGGACGGACGGACAGATGCCCGATCCGGTGTTCGCCAGCACCGATCCCAATACGCCGGTAATAGGCTACTCAGGCACCTGCTATGTCACCGGCACGCCGATGCAACTCGGGGCATCGCCAGCGCTGCCCAACATCTCGTTCGAGCTCACCGGTGTCCAGGCCGGGACGGCCGGACCGGCTTTTCCCAATGACGCGCGTCCGGACAATATCGTCACCGACCTGTTGACCAATCCGCGTTATGGCGCCGGCTTTCCCGCAGCCAATCTCGATATCGCCGGGAGCCTCGCCGATTGGGGACAGTATTGCCAGGCGGCGCAGCTCGCGATGTCGCTGCTGCTGGACCGGCAGCAGCCCTGCGCCCGGTGGCTCGAGGAGATCGCGCAACTGACCGCGTCGGCGGTCGTGTGGTCGGGGACCAGCCTCAAGATCGTCCCGTATGGCGACACGTCGCTGGCCAATAATGGCGCCAGCTGGGCGCCTGATCTGACCTGGCAATACAGCCTCGGCGATGGTGACTTCATCGACTTCGGCGGTGGCAGCGACCCGGTGATGCTCAGCCGCAGCGACCCGGCGCAGGCGACCAACTGGCTGAGCCTCGAATTCATGGATGGCGGCAACGGCTACAATCCGCAGATCGTACCGGCGTTCGACCAGGGCCTGATCGACCAGTACGGGCTGCGCAGCGAGCCGCCGATGCAGGCGCACAGCTTCACCAACATCATCAGCACCACGGTTGCTGCGCAGCTGCTGTTGCAGCGCAAAGCCTACATCCGCAACACATATAAATTCAAGCTGGGGTGGCGTTATGCGCTGCTCGAGCCGATGGATATCGTCTTGTTGACCGATGGCAATCTGGGGCTCGCCGATGCGCCGGTGCGGATCACTCAGATCGACGAAGACGATAATGGCGAACTGACCGTCACCGCCGAGGAAATCCCCGGCATCACACCCTGACCGCGCTTCTCATCTCGACCCGGAGCCGCCATGCCTGGAACGATCAAGCCGATAGGGATCGGCAATGTGGCGATCGTGTATGCGCGCCAGGCAACAGCGGGCAGCGGTGTCGATACGCTGATCGTTCCGGGTGACACTAATCCGCCGGTCATCTTCGAGCCGCCGGCGGCTCTCTCGGGCGGCGATCTCGAAGTATGGGTCATCGCCTCGGGCGAGGCCGGTTGGGGCGGCTGCCAGGTCTGGATGTCGAGTGACGGGAACACCTACACCATTGCCGGCACGATCTATCGCGGCGGACGTCAGGGGGTGCTGACGGCGAGTCTTGCCAGCCATGCCGATCCCGATGCCGCCGATACGCTGTCGGTGGATCTCAGCCAGAGCTTGGGCCAGATGCTGTCCGGCACCATGGCGGACGCCGATGATTTTGTGACCTTGTGCTATTGCGACGGTGAACTGATCAGCTACCAGACAGCGACGCTGACCGCCGCCTATCACTACAATCTTACCTATCTGCGGCGCGGTGTATATGGCACCCCGATCGGGACGCACACCAGCGGCAGCAACTTCGCCCGGCTGGGACCCAACGATCCGTCGCTGTTCCGCTACCGCTACCCGGCCAGCTTTGTCGGCAAGACGGTGTTTGTGAAGTTGCCGGCGTTCAACATCTTCGGGCAGTCACTGCAGGGCCTGGCCGGGTTGACCCCGGCCACCTACACACTGACCGGTGATGGCGCGGTGGCGGCCCCCGCTTATGTGTCGGGGTCGTGGTCCGGTATGCCGGCGAGCAGCCAGATCATCGAGCGCTATATCTTCGCGACGCCGGTGACCTTCCCGGCGGGGCTCGGCGGCAGCTATGGCAGCGCCGGTACTGCGGCGAGCGCCGCCGCGAGTTTCGCGATCGCGAAAAACGGCACCTCGATCGGCACGATGAGCTTCGCGGCAAGCGCCCTCACCGCGAGTTTCGCGATGGGGGCGACGGTGAGTTTAGCGGGAGGCGACGTGCTGACGGTCGTTGCCCCGGCCGCACCCGATGCCACGCTCGCCAATCTGGCATGGACACTCGTAGGCAGTGAATGATCGACACCACTGAGGAACCCCGAAATCGAGGCTGGCTCAATGCCTTGATGCACCCGCAGCTGCGGCCTGAAATCAACATCGGTCACCTGATGCAGGCGGTCGTGGTGGTGACAACGGTCGGCGGCGGCATCGTCGGCGGCTATCTGAGTTTACGCGCCGATGTCGACCTGCAGCGCGCCGAATTCCGCGTCGCGCTTGCCGGCCACGAGGCGCGCCTCACCGTCGTCGAGCGCATGCTCGACGAGCGGCGCATCGAGGATCGCGAATTCCAGAGCGAAATGCGCGGGACGCTCGAACGCGTCATGCAGGCGATCGGCGATGTGCGCACCGAACTTGTCCAGAAACAGGATCGCAAATGACCCAGATGACACTGCCCCCCACGATCTGCGACGCGGTCATTGACGTGTCGCATCATAACGGCGCCATCGATTGGCCGGCGGTCGCCGCCGCGGGGATCGCGCTCGCCTTTATCAAGGCGACACAGGGCGATGCGTTTGTCGATCCCCGGTTTGCCGACAACCGGCGCGATGCGGCGGCGGCCGGGATCATGGTGGTGCCCTATCATTTCCTCGACACCACGGATGCCGAGGATCAGGCGGGGCATTTCCTCGAGGTGATCGGGCTCCAGACGGGGCAACCGGGGATGATCGACTGGGAAACCTCGGCCCTGCCCGAGGCAGTGGTGGCGTTTGGGCAGGCGGTGATGGATTGCACCGGGCGCGCGCCGGTCGCGTATTACGGTTTGCCCAGCTGCGGCAGACGCTGCCCGAGTTATCGGCGTGGCCGTTGATGCTCCCGGAATACCAGCGCGGCAACACGCCGGGCACGTATGCGACCCTTGTCCGGCATCCGCCGCGCCTGCCGCCCGGCCGCGCCGCGTCATGGGACGCTGGCGGGCGGCCCTACGATTTCCACCAATACACCCCGGCCGGTCGGGTTCCGGGGATCGCGTCCCCGGTCGATCGCTCGATCTGGGTCGGCGACCCGGGATCGCTCACCGCCTGGTATGCGGGCACCCCAGTCGCCTGAACGGCTCTTTCTCTACCGCGAGTTCCAGGCCGCCTTCGGGCGGTTTTTTTATGTCCAAAGGAGGTCCACGATGCAAATCATTGCCTATCTGCTGGCCCGCTTCAGCGAACCCTCCAGTTACGCCGGGCTCGGCGCGCTCCTGGCATTGCTCGGCTGGAATTTGCCCGATGCCACGATCGGGCAGATCGTGCAGCTGGTGGCGGGTGCGTGCGGGCTCGCGGCGCTCCTGTTGAAGGAACGTGGTCTGCTCGCCGCAATTGTGCTGATCTTCGCGGTGGTTCCGGGATTGTCGGCTTGCAATCAGATCGCCGCCGCCGACACCGCCATCACGGCGGCGTGCGGTGAGTACCAGAAAGGCCGCGCCGCCGCCGATACGATCGTCGGCTCGGGGATATTGCCGGTCGTCGTGTCGGCAAAGGTGTCGTCGATCGAGAGCTTTGGCGACGCCGCTTGCGCCAAGCCTCCGGCCGGCGACCCGCTGTCCACCGCGATCTGGCTCGGCCAGCTGGTCGGCCAGATCGGCACACTGACTGCAAGCCCGTAGCGGTCGGAGGCTCGCTCTGACCTAGGCCAATACACCGCGGCGGCGTAACTCCGCCAGCAGCTGATCGGCGAGCCGTTCCGGATCGCATTCCAGCGTGTTGAGGCGGACTTCTGGCTGCCGTGGCGGCTCGTAGGCGGAGTCGATGCCGGTGAAGTTGGGGATTATACCGCCCTGCGCCTTCGCATACAGACCCTTGGGGTCGCGGCGGATGCACTCGTCAATCGGGGTGTCGACAAACACTTCGATGAATTCGTGAGGCGCGGCGATCTCACGCGCCATCTGGCGATCGGCGCGGAATGGCGAGATAAAGGCGCAGATAGCGATCAGCCCGGCATCGCCCATCAGCCGAGCCACCTCACCGACGCGGCGGATGTTCTCCACCCGGTCAGCATCGGTAAAGCCGAGATCGCGATTGAGGCCGTGGCGCACATTGTCGCCATCCAGCAGCATCGTGTGGCAGCCGATCGCCAGCAATTTCTGTTCGAGCAGATTGGCGACCGTCGATTTGCCGGCGCCTGAAAGGCCGGTGAACCAGAGGATCGCCGGCCGATGTCCCTTGAGATCGGCGCGCTGCGTCGGGGTGACCGTCGATTCATGCCAGTGGATATTGCTGGCGCGGCGCAAGGCAAAACTGATCGTACCGGCGGCAGCGGTATCGTTGGTCAACCGGTCGATCAGAATGAACGCGCCGGTGTCGCGGTTGCGCTCAAAGGCGTCAAAGGCGATCGGCACGCTGGTGGCGATGTTGCAAAAGCCGATCTCGTTCAGCTCCAAGGCCCGCGCCGCGACATGCGCGCCGGTCTCGATATCGACCCGATGCTTCAGCGCGGTGATGGTAGCTGACACCGTACGGGTGCCGAGCTTCAGCCAATAGGCGCGTCCGGGGACGAGGCTGTCCTCGCGCATCCACACGAGATGCGCGGCGAACTGGTCGGCGAATTCGGTGGGCGCGTCCGGTGTCACCAGCAGATCGCCGCGCGACACATCGATCTCGTCATGCAAGACCAGGGTGACGGCATCGTTGGCGGCAGCCCACTCGCGGGCGCCATCAAACGTGCTAATTTCCTTGATGCGCGAGGCCCGTGCCGAGCCCATGACCTGAACGATGTCGCCTACCGCCACTGTGCCCGCGGTGACCGTCCCCGCAAAGCCACGGAATTCCTGGGTCGGGCGGTTGACCCATTGCACCGGAAAGCGGAAGTGCAGCTCCTCTGTCGCTTCCGGCTCGATGCCTTCGAGGCATTCGAGGAGGCTTGGCCCCGCGTACCACGCGGTGCGCGGTGAGGAGGCCGTCACGTTGTCACCAAAGCGAGCCGATAATGGGATCGCCGTTATCGACGAGAATTTCATGTCAACGGCGAACTGACGAAACTCGGCCGCGAGCTGCTCGAACACCTCTTGGTCAAAGCCGCGAAGGTCGAGCTTGTTGACCGCCAGCACCACATGCCGCACGCCAAACAATGAGCAGATCAGCGTGTGCCGCCGCGTTTGCGGCAGGATGCCCTTACGCGCATCGACCAGCAGCACGGCCGCGTCGGCCGTGGAAGCGCCAATCGCCATGTTGCGCGTGTATTGCTCATGGCCGGGAGTGTCGGCGATGATGAAATTGCGCCGCGGTGTCGAGAAATAGCGGTAGGCGACATCGATCGTGATGCGCTGCTGCCGCTCGTCTTCCAGGCCGTCGAGCAAAAGCGAGAAATCGAGATCACCGCCAGTCGTGCCGAAGCGTCCCGACTCCGCCTTC